GGCAGGTTCATTCTTGTCCGTCTCAAGGAAGTTGTAGTCAGGGTAGAGGTTGCAGAATGCTTCTATACATTCCCGCTCGTAAGCTAACGCGCTCTGCCCCCGTGGTGTGTTGATGTCGAGTGTCATGCTCTCTTTCTGTTTCTGGTGTTGGCGTAGTTCCATGAGAGCACGGCATCTCCCCTGCTCTCCTTGGAGATGGGAGATTTCCTTCCGCAGCTCTCGCATTTGAGCAGGTGGAAGTCTTTGATTATGTGGTACAACACCGTAGGGCTACTCCCGCAAGTGGAGCACCCGACTGCTGAAGGGTCGCCTTTGTCTGAGTTCCATACACTCATCGCTTTGCAATCTCCTTGTAGTGTTTCACCTGCTTCTCAAGCTCCTCGATGCGCTCATCCTTTTCCTCCAACTGCCTTGCGGCTGTCTCGACGTAGAACCAAAAGTCTATGGCTTCTCCGCGAAGGTCAGCGATGATGTCCTCCCTGTTGTCCAACAGTCCACCGTGCTCCAATTGTCCGGCATTATATTTGGCTGGAGCCATTTGGTTGAAGCACTTGATGGACTCATCTCTTATTTGATTTGGTGTTCTTTCTAGCATTCTTAATCTCCTTGATTAACTCGGTACTGCACAGCAGTTCCTCCAGTTTCTCATGGAGTTCCGTTCCCCTTATCGCTGCCGCCCCCACCGTTGACGATGACTTGTAGCATGGACACTTGGCGAACGCTGGCAATGATGACGGAGGGAAGTCGGGGTGATGTGCCCTCTCGCTATGATCTATTTCTTTCATAATATTGTAACCTTTCCTTTCCTTACCTCACCGGACCATACCTCACCGTACCCAACCACACCTGACAAAGCCCAGCCTCTCCTGAAATCAAATTCATAAGCCATTCCTTGCCTCACCTCACCCGACCCCGCCGCACCAGCCCTCACATAACCAGACCTTACCGAACCCGACCGTACCGTACCTAACCGCACCCTGCCTAACCTTATTAAATTCATAAAACCATTCCTTACCTTACCTTACCCTACCGGACCGAACCACACCCTACCTCACCGCACCGTACCTCGCCCGAAATTAAATTCATAAGCCATTCCTTACCATTCCAGACCCTACCCTGCCTCACCACTCCAGACCTTACCTCACCTAACCTCACCGGAACCCTCTGCCCACCATTTGACTGATGGGCAGAGGTGATTCATTAACTAACAGGCTTACCGTCCTTCCACTCAGTGACGAGGAACGTGCCATACGGCCCGAACTTCTGTGGACGGAAGTCACCTATGCCACCCTGCAAACCACCTTCATCAAGAAGCTGGTGTACAAAGTCTTCTGGCAACAAGTCCTCATTGATACGCATGGAGAACTGCATTGACCACTGGTCAAAGCGCGGACGATGCCGCATGATCCTACCCTTCGTGCTTGGAATAACAACAGGGCGGCTGTCCACCTCGTAGTCCTTTGCGGGGGTTACTCCATCACCGTTGCGTACAACAAGTGTGTCTGATGTCATCTGGACTGCTCCAGACACGACATACTTTGCTGACTTGCGTGAGCCTTTTAGCTTGTGATTGCTACCAGCCTCTATGAGCATCCGGTGGATGCAGGTTGAGGGCATATAATATTCCCCCTCCTTGTTCCGATAACAAACCTTATCGGCTTCTTCTCGCGGTGTTTCCGCCACTCTTACAACAGTGCGGGTTGTCTTCTTCCCTTCTACTTCAGCGTTCTCGCTGAACCTGTGCTGCATCAGTGGGGTTAATCCCTTGATCGCAACATCTATTACTTTCATGTTCATTAGCTTACCTTTCTTTTGTTTCCTTATGGTTTAATAAACAGTTCGTCAGCCTGTTTATCGACAGACTCTCCCCGCGACTTGGCCGCTGGCTTCTTGTAGTTGGAACGCTTGTTCGTCTTTGCGTTCATCTTCTCCTCACCGACAGCCTTGTTACCATCGTCATCCGGTTCATCTGTCTGACAGCAAACCAAACTTTGCAGAGTGTATCTGCGAGCGTAAGTGATTGCCGACCCGATAGACTGCATATCATCCTTGGCACAGCGCAGAGGCATCGTGCTTGCAAGCGCCTGCTCACCGTAGATGAGCTTGCAGGTTACGAAGTCTTGTCGTGGGTAGTGTACCTTAGTCCCGTCTTCCTTCAGCTCAGTCCGTTCGGGAGTGAAGTCAGTGACGTGGACAACAGCGATCCCTTCCTCGTTAAGAGCGGTGCGAGTTGCCTCGATCACCTCGTCCAGCCCTGCATAGCGGGAGGAGAAGTAGGGATTGTCCGAAGACTTCTCAGCCTTCTTTAGTTTTAACTGTGCTCTGGCGAGCACGGTTCCGATGTGTTCTGTTTCTTTTTCTTTTTGCATTGTTCTTCCATTAGTTTAAAGAACGCTTCGGCTGACATGGAAACGATCCACTCCTTGAGCTTGCCTCCGGTACGGTAGGTTGCTACGACTGGTAGCTTGCTTCCGCAATCTGTCTTGGCTTGCATGAGTGCCGTCTCTACGTTGGGCCGTTGCGTATATTTTACTTCGAAGTGGAGATGAGGTAGGTCTTCGCAGATGACATCCGGTGCGGATTCGTCACCACTGAATTGCTGTCCTCTCCTTGAGTTAGGGTAGCCAGCTAACTTGAGCTGATCTCTCCACAATCTCTCTCCACGTTTTCCTTTCTCTCTGCTGTTCATCTGTTTAAAATAAGGAGGTTCACACCGCTAAAGGAGGTAGGGCAGGAGATGCCCATAGAAAAGCGGTGCTCACCTCCAAGATTTATTCTGAGTACTGTCCGACCTTAGCCATATCAATTAACATCTCCAAAATATCCCTCCGTGATCTTCCGGTTTCCCTCACCAGCATGGTCAACTTTTCGTGATGACCTTCGCTGATCCGCACACCAAGACAACGCTTTACATCGGTTGGCTTGATCTTGTCGGGGTTAATCTTTGTGACTACTGCGGCACTGTCGTCTAAGGTTCCTTCCTCCATGAGATAGCTAGTATGACAGCAGCAGGGCTATCTGTCAAGGGTACTTAAGTGCTCGCGAGCACTTATTAAAAAGCGGGGATGGGTAGAAAGGACAAGAACCCATCCCCGCTGGGCGCGGAGCAATGAAAGGACAGTTACTCCGCCGTATCTTTTGACTCAATGATCTCTGTCCAAGCTGCTAGCATTTGTTCTGCAAGCAAGAGTGCTTCTTCAGAATCATCGCATCCTTCGTTCAGGATTTGGATACCGCACCCTATCAAGGCTTGTCCCATCCTTTTACGGGTGCACCCTCTAACTTCTGTTACGTCAGTCAGTGATCGTAAGTCCTCACAGAACTCCTTTGCTGCTTCCTCCTCGTCACTTAGACTCCTTTTCTCGATAAGTGCTGACACGAATATTATATCCTCTCCTTGTTGCTTGTGTAACCTGCTCTTCTCCATCCTCTGTATGTTCGACGACCTTCCTCGTCAACGATTCACACAAAGCATTTGATTCGGTTACGTCTACCACTACATAGGTTCCATCGTCGAGTTCAATGTGTTCACCTACGATTCTCATTACCCTGCCATCGGGTAGTGTGTTGGGTATGGTTTCCCATATTTCAAAGTCACCATACTTGTGCCGCATGACCTGCAAGCGGCCCTTCTTTTCCCTTGAACCATCACGGTAAGGGTCTTGATATAGGTTACTCATCATCCAGCCACGATCCCCTTGGTCAAGAGGGTGTCCATCTTATCAGTGATAAGCATTGGCAAGTCTCTCTTGATGTTGGTGGTGTGTTTGCGGGTTACCTTAACCTCTCCACTGAAGCAGAGGTTATCGCATACGAACGGGGCTATGCCTAAGACCAGCCCAGCGGGGAACTTCATGTCATTACTATTCCGCATCCCTATCACATACCGATAGGATTTGCTGACTGAATAGCCGTCACTGAATAGTTCCGGTTCGTTCATGTATTGCTGCATCTTAGCCCCATCGGGATCACAGAACCTTTGGAGCATATTGTTAGCCAGTTGTGTCCTGCTGCTTATGGCTTCTATCCGCGCATTATCTGAGCGGAACTTACCACCACGCTGTAGCTGGTGGGTGTAGGCTTGGAGTAGCCGCCATGCATTATGACCATAGCTATGCTGATCTCTCAGCAGCTCATCATCATTGTGATGGTTACGGTTATGCTCCTTCTCAACGTCGATCATCTGCGTTGCGGGCAACGCTCCATACTCCACCATTCTAACAAGCAGATGGTGTCGTTGTTCAATGCTGAGTTCGGTGTCCTTGAACAGCTCACAGCGAGCGTCAATGGATGGAACGCTGAACTCCTGTAACTCCAGTAGTCCAAACATCCGCTCATTATCCGGTGTGACAGCATACTCTCCGCTGCCATACCTTATCCCCCGTGTATCGAGGTCGCCTTTTATCTTGTTGATAAACCAGCTATGCTCGATGGGGACGTGGGTGTCGGTCTTTCTTGATGGAGCTGGTAGGCTGTTGATGAAGTCTTCATCCTTCAGCTCTGCTCCGCAATGTATCATTAATCCCATGATACTTCCTTTCGTTTGTTAAGGTTGACATCGTCAACCTTTGTTGTGTTGCCACCAAGGGCCGTGACCCTTGATGTAGATTGATTTGGCCTTGATAGCTGATCCTTTGCATAGGGCGCAGTCGGCACATTGGATTCCCTTGGTGGAGTTGGGGCATTCTATCTCACCCTTTGCGGGTTCGTCTATGCCGCCAGCTCTGAACGTGCGCCAGCCCATAGCCTGTGCCTCACGCGCCTCCTCCACTGAGTGTACGCTTGCCATACAGAACTCTTTAAAGTTCTGAAACTTGGGCAGTCTCCACTTGTGGGTATAACCTGTCCAGTTTGGGGTCAGTGCAAGCAATCGCTTCCATACCTTATAAGGCACAGAGGTAGGTTCACCTGCTGATCCTGCTCGCAGAGGTATTTGGGTTAGCCTTTCCTCCTCCCAAGCCCCCATAAAGGCGTACCTATCTGCCTCAGCAGTACGGTGTACAGCAGCGGGAGCTTGTCCCCAGTTGACGTAGCATTCCTTCCATACTGGACACCCTTTACACCCAGCACCCTTTACATCACGGGCAGGGTATTGTTTCTTGAGCATGAATGTTTGACCCATTCTGCCTGTCTTGACGTTATCTGATGACCTATCCAGCCCAGTAATAACCGCCCTCATCCTGCTATTCTCATAGAAAATAGCTGATCCTTTCACAGTTTTCATATGTCCTTTCTAGTTTCTAGTGTTTTTTCTGCCTACAATACCTGCATCGGGTTCCGTTCATTATCTCAAGCGTCTCCAAACGCTGCGCTTCTTTCCTTTTGGTCTCTTCTTTCTCATTGCAAGCGTTAAGGTAACTAGCCTCTCTTGAAGAGGTATCGAACCTAATGTCGGCAGGGCTTATACCCATCTTCTCCATATGTTTCCTACACTGATCTTGCTTCATCATTAAAGGGTGGTAAAATACACCGCCCCACTTATTAGTTATCACTATGTCGTACAACTCTTCTTCATCATTGATTAGCTTACCTTGTATGTTCATATGTCCTTTCTAGTGTTCGCGAACACTTTCCGTGTTGCCTTCGTGGTGTTTCTCTGCCTGTTCCCCTGTTAAAGGGTAATAAGGCAGACCTTTTTCATCCAATTCCATTGGGTTATTGCCATCAGTCTTGATGCATACATAGGGGTTAGGGTCGTGAAGACCTATCGTAACGTGCCTCCCGCCGTGCGGAGCATCTCTATCCTCTACCCACTTCTCTTTTATGTGGAGTGATGAGTAGTAGTTTAGTTCCCCCGTGAATGGGTCAATGAAGGAGAATCCTCCAAGCGATTCTCTCGGTGCATGAGAGAATCCGGATTTTAGTCGGTCTTTCCCCCACCAATCGTGCGCTGATCTAGCAACCACCTTAACCCATTCCTTCCCCTCATAAATATAGACCTCTTCTCCAATGTCTATCAGTCTATCGGCATAGCCGTACCCTTTAGGCATACTGTTTGGACTCGGCCAACCGAACCCTCCAGCCATTACCTTTCTAGTCATTACCTTTCTGTCTATTTCTTTAGCTGTCATGTTTCCTTTCTTCTTCTAGTTCTTCACAGTCTGTGCAGGGGTATGTTAGGGATGAACCCTGTTCCACATACATATATCCCCGCCCATTACAGTACTCACACTTTCCTTCCTTATCATCATGTAACTCCCAGTCACAGAAGTCGTGATCAGTATTCATATCTGTTCCTTTCTTTAATGTTTATAACTTATTACCCTGTAACCTCGGCTTGTTAATAACTTTATCTCGTCACGTTTTTAAAAGTGTGTATAATTAATTCTCATCAGCTTCTTTCACCTAATGATACCTTGGTTCATTATGACGCATCTGATTAGGTTTCGTTTAGTTTTCATCTGATCCCATTCTTTTCATTTATCCCCTAAGCAAAACATGATCCTCATTTTTGTTGGATTAAAGGATAGCTGTGATTATAAATAATCTTACTCTTGATGTACCTCTTAATGATGTTGAGGATATCTTCCTTTATCTCATCATTAGTCTTAACCTCACGACCCAACTCCGTGTAGCCAAGGTCATGGCCTATATCATTTAATTGCACAAAGTATTTTTCAATATCTTCGTGAATGTCTGCCAATGATTGGCATCTATTCTTATCATCATCCATTTCCAATTCCTTCATGTCATTCTCCGTTTCAAGTTCCTCGATGCGCTCATCCATCTTCCTATCATCATCCATTATTTCCCACCAACTCTTGTATCCATTCATATCTATTCCTCCAATGCTTTCTTTAGTTTATCCCAGTATTTAACTGTGGCTTGTTTCTTGTAGCCATTAGGGCCACCGTTCCATATGCGAGCGTAATCCTCCAACGTTGGCGGCCTACCTACCCGCTTCTCATTTGCGTACTTATGTAGGTAAGCAATGAGAATCTGTTCCGATTTCTGCCTATCATAACAGGCGTTAGGGAATCTGAATTGACTCAACCCCTTAGCCTTGCGCCATTGATTGGCATCTATTAGACATGCTTTCTGTATCTGCAATGGCCCGTGGCTTGCACCACCATCACCGATTGCTCGGTCGTTACCTCCCGATTCCTGCATGATTAGGGCCAGTACGAATGCTTTCCAAGTTATCATTATTCCTTCCCTCCGTATCCATTGTTTGGGTCTTTACCTATCGGCATTACCAGCCAGCTTTGAGCTTGAGTCCATCCATTGAATTTACTCCTAGCATTCTCGACAGCTTCCGACTCATTGTCCCATTCCATCTGATTGGTGTACCATTTGGTGTCGTTATAAACCTTGAACCAAGTTTTCCATTTCATCAGTTTGTCCTTTCGTTTGTGGCTTAATTGCCTGCTCGTTCACTTCCTTCCTTCCCCAGCCAAAAGGTTGACATCGTCAACCTTCTTAGCCAGCCATTGAATGGTTTCCCATTAACACCAACCATTGTATCAGAAAACACCCATCTTGTCAATCTTATTATAAGGCTATAAGTATCTATAAGATGTTAGTTGCCACCCATATTTCACCAATATTGATCGACAAAGGATTTTGCCGCTCAAAAAATAGGCACAAAAAAACCCCACCGGATTTAGTCCGGTGGGGTTTGTGTTTTATGCTTCAATCTTTTCGGTTTCACGCAGCTTTTTGGCGATGTTTGCCGAGTCACGTTGAGCGCGTGCTATGCCGTCACGGGCTTGGCCGTTGGCGCGACGTACCGCCTCTTGCGTGTTCACGATAGCAAGTTGCTTGTCTAGATCGCTTGCGGATTCGGGAACGAAGCAGGGGTTACCGTCATTGTGCATCTTTTTGATGGATGCTTCGATAGCTGGCTTGCCGAAGAGTACGCCATAATTGACAGACTCTTCTAAGGTAGTGGGATAGCCAAGCGTCATTGACTCAGTTGCCTGCTTTTCGCCCGCCTCAATGTCGGGGTTTTTACGCCCGCCCGCGTTTTTCTTTTCTACCTTTTCACCGTTTTCAATTGCTTTTTGCTCTTTCCACTTGATGAAATACTTTTCAAGTGTTTGTTGACTGAAGCTTTCTTCAGTCTCTTCTAGAGCATTAACGCAATCTTTCCACGTCCCGCCAGCTTCAAACACAGCAAGCGCATTGTCTTTTATAGAGTTACGCAGTTTGCTTAGTTTGGTTTGTGCCGTCTTATTGTACTTATTTAAGGCACTAACACTGGTTACGAACGTATCAATAGTAGTTGCAATATCTTGTTTCATTTTTGTCTCTTTCTGATTTTGTTTGTTGCATTGTAAAGGTTGACGCAGTCAACCTTTGTTCACTGTGCCGGAAGCTAGGCTAGAAGTTGCTTCACCATCCTTCTTTTTTTAACGTAGTTCGGATACCCGCTTTCCAGCTTCCCGCGTCAATTCGCGGTGGCAACCTACGGTTGGCTTCCCTGCCAACACAAACAGACTACTATCTAACGTGCTATCTGTCTAGGTTTAATTTGCCTTGGGAATAAACTTTATCTAAAACAACTCCGCGCGGAAGCATGCCTTAATGGCGCAAGGTTGCGTTGTAAGGCGTTTTGATTGTTGAAATGGATGTTGGCAATGGTGACAAGCTAAGAGCTCTTAGAATGAGAATCTTTCTAGCCTTGGCGAGCTTGGACGATAGCAACGGCAGATTGGTGTTTGGTTGCAGCACCTCCCTATTTTTTCTTTCCTCAAAAGCAAAAAGGTTGACGGGGTCAACCTTGCATGATCGCCGCCCATAAGCCAAAAGGGAAAATGACCACCGACCGGGCCACCACCCCCGCGCCTATCGTGTATATATATACCCCCACTAAAAAACTGGACGTATTTTCAACTTATGCTATCTTGCACCTATGGCGGAGATTTCAATTAAGAAGAATCTAACGGGGGAAACGCTTGAGATGTTTCTAGATAAACTGAGTCGGGGCATGAGTTTGACTGCGGCGTGTGGGGCTTGTGGGATTAGTCCGAGTCGGGTTGATAAGCTTAGGAAGGATAAGCCCAAGTTGAATGCGCAGATGTTGGCTGCACAGGCGATGGCTGAGGAAGCGTTGATAAACAAGATTATGGAGAGCCGTGATGGAAAGTTAGCATTGGCTTTCCTACAGTCACGGTTTCCGCACTGGAGTCCGAAGACAACTAAAAGTGATACTCGATCCGCGACGAGCACTATCTCACCGGAGTTGCTCTCGCAGTTGTCTTCGATTCCGGAGCGGATAAAGCATCGGAACTAGGTGGCTGAGAAGAAGAAACTGATTCTGCTGCCTAAGCAGCCTAAGATCAAGAGGACTGGCCCTAAGCCCAAGTCGGGCAAGCGCGATGTGATGTTGCCGCGCAAGTCGATCAAGACAGCACCTGCCCCTTCACTTGTGCTATCACCCTCGGAGAAGAAGTCTCAGAGGGCATTGGAGAGGATTGCCAAGGATAGGGATGCTTTGGAGGAGGCGAGTCAGTTGGAGAACTTCCCCAAGATGTTTTTGGGGATGGACGCTTATGGATGGCAGAAGAAGGTGTTGGAGGCTTTGAACGAGAAGGAATGCCAAGTTGCGTTGAAGGCGGCTAATGGTAGTGGTAAGACGAGTATCGTTGCGGCTAGTGCAATTCTGTGGCACATGGTTCGATTCCCCGAAAGTTTGGTTGTAACGACTGCTGGCGTTTGGCGGCAGGTTGAGGGTCAGCTTTGGCCTACGTTGAAGAAGTATGTTAGTGGGTTGGGGCAGGGATGGAGAGCTACCAGCAATGAGTTGCATTATCAGAATGGGAGTAGGGCGATTGGGTTTAGCACGAATGATGCTGGGAAGTTTGAGGGTTGGCATAGGCAGGGGCCGACAGAGAATTTGTTGATGATAGTGGATGAGGCCAAGACAGTTCCCGATCCCATCTTCACAGCCATAGCTAGATGTCAGCCGAGCAGGTTGCTGGTGATGAGTAGTCCGGGGGCAGCAGCGGGTTCTTTCTATGAGGCGTTCACTAAGCAAAGGAAGTTTTGGGATTGCCATACAGTGACAGCCTTCGACTGTCCACACTTGGAGAAGGGTTGGATTGAGGAACAGATAGAGATGTACGGTGAGAACAGTCCGTTGATCCGTTCCATGATCTATGGGGAGTTTGTGGATGACAGTGGGGAAGGATTAATTCTTAACCTCAAAAGCCTTGAGGAATGTTTGCAGAACCCGCCCGAGTTACAGATGGGGATGCGGGTTGCGTTTATTGACTTTGCCGCTGGCGGCGATGAGTGTGTCTTTGCGTACAGGAATGGGAACAAGGTGATGGAGATGGTCACTTGGCGTGAGCGGAATACGAACACGACGATTGGTAAGATCATAAACCTTATTAAGAAAAACAACCTGTCGCAGGATGAAGTGTATGCTGATGAAGGTGGAATGGGGTTACCGTTGTGTGATGCGTTGATGGATGCGGGGTACGACATTCATCGCGTCAACTTCGGTGCTCGCCCCTTTGATGATCGGTATGCGAACAGGAGTGCGGAGATGTGGCACACCGCAGCGAGAGTGATTGAGAAGAGGGAGATACTTTTACCCGATGACGGAATGCTGCACCAGCAGATGGTGACGAGGCGTTCGGAAGTAAGTCGAACAGGAAAGCTTGGGGTGGAGTCCAAGGATAAGATGAAATCACGGGGATTGGATAGTCCCGACAGGGCCGATGCGGTCATGGGTTGCATCTCGTGTGGAGGCGGTATAGGTGGCAGTTGGGAGAGGTTCAATGCCATTACCCGCCCTACAATGGAAGAGTTGATGCGGGATGCGCAGGAAAGTTTTGAAGAAGATTCCTTGCCAAATGGTATGTTTGTAGGGTATTAGAGGAAAAGTGTTGACATTAAGACGGTCTAGTATAAGGCCAGTCCCTCCGAGAGACAGGGTGTGTTATGTGTGTAAGGAGATTAGTGGGGCTGTCGCGGAGGATGTGGCTGTGGGTGGATTCATCTGTGATGGGTGTATTAATGATGCACTAAGGTCAGAGATGGTGATCATGGCGACATGGAGCAGGATGAAGGTAAGACACCCCAAACCGGACGAGTTTAATGAATGGGACAATCACTAATGGCTAAGGAAAAGAAATCCAAGGAACAGATGCCCGATAAGAATGGCCATCTAAAGCCCACCAAAGAAGATTTAAAGGTGGGTAAAGCTGCCCCTCGCGGCAGGAATCGTGGGAGGAACAGATAATGCCCCTCAAAAGCCAAGCCCAACGGAAATGGATGCACGCTAATAAGCCTAAGATGGCTAAGAAGTGGGAGAGTGAGACTCCAAAGAAGAAGTTACCAAAGAAAAAGAAAAAATGAGCGATATCTACGATCTTGTCCTTGACGACATCAAGAGCCGTTCCCCGTGGGAGACACGGCAGGGCGTTTGGTATCAGATGCGCAATGAGGGGCTGCGTCGAAAGAGTAAGCCTTGGCCCAATGCATCTGACCTACACTTCCCTCTCATAGATACTACCATCAACAAGCTCAAACCAGCCTTCTTCCAGCAGGCGATGGGGCTGGATGTGTTGGCTACCTTTGTACCAATGCGAAGTCAACTGGCGGGATTCACCACAGCAGCCGAACATTGGTTCAGCTATAAGATGCACGAGAAGACCAACTACGCCACTGAGGTGATGAGTTGGATCGATCATATGTTGGTGACGGGGCATAGCGTGATGAAGACCTATTGGAACCCCGAGACGAAACAGGTGGAGTTTCAAGCCATAGACCCGATGTACATCATTGTCCCGCCTTGGTCGAAGGAGATTGGGACAGCGGATCGGATCACGCAGGTAATGCCGATGAGCTTGGAAACCTACAAGCGGGCAGGGCTTTATGATACGAGCGAGAGTACGATTGATAGGATTCAGAGTGGAAAGATCGAGGACTCGGGTATTATTGATAATTTAAAGTACGATAAGGAAATACGCGAAGGCATTACTCACTCGATAGATAAGGATCAAGTGATTGTTTGGGAGGTTTATTCCCATGACGAGGACGGCAAGTGGGTCATGGAATGTTTCTCTCCCCAAGCCCCCGACATCCCGTTGCGGGATACAATGGAGGTTCCTTTCGATCACGATAATCCTCCATTTGTCTCATGCAAATATGAGGTCACGGATGGCGGCTGGTTCTCGCCCCGTGGTGTGTGCGAGATTCTTGCGCCGTTTGAAGCGTCCCTCACGAAAACGTGGAATGAGAAGATGGATGCTTCCACTTTATTTAACAAGCCACTGTTCAAGGCCGAGCGCGATCTCCCGAACAGTGTGAACTTGAGGTTGAATCCGGGACAGATTCTACCGTTTGGGATCGCGCCCGTCCAAATGCCGAAT